AAAGTTTATAAATTTTAGTCAAATGTATTCCTACTATCAGGAAATCGGAATGGTGATAACTGAGGAAACTTCTGGGTTTGTTAAAATAACTGATTCAGAATTTTTATCGACTAAATTTACGCAAGTAAATGGCGTTTGGCTTCCGCTTATGAATAGAGATAAAATGTTTAGCTCACTAATGGTTGGTGATGATAATCCCGACCCTAGATGGGTATTAATGCGAGTTTTCGCTTATAGGATTGAGTGCTGGTCAGATAAGGAGTTCATTAAAATGTTATTAGACTTTGAGCAGTATCTTTATCGCCGATTCCGTAGAGAATTGGTAGGTGAATTCTACGTGGGTAGATTTGAAACAATAATCACAATGGATCAGATAATGTCTATGCGCTTATCTGATAGAGAATTGCAAACTTTCTTTCTTATATTCGTGACTTTTGTGTTACATAGAAAATTATAAAAATACCAGCTTTTTTAATTAAGTTGGTATCATGTCTCAAAGCACTATGGGCTCCAACCCCCTCCGGGGGGACGTCAAACGTTCCGAGCAAATCTTAGACGTTATAGCGGGAAAAATGGGACTCACAGAACCCGGTAAGCAGGCTATCATTGCCGCCTTTGATCCATTTCATGATCGTGAAGTGAATTTTCAAGGCTGGCCAGATAGCGAAGGGCGTCATTCTTTGGGACAAGTTATAACATTAACAGCCCAAGTCTCAGCACCAGCAGGTTTGACCGCTGGAACAACTTGGGACTGTCATATCATTGATTGGCCAATGTTTGGTGCTCTTAATGGTAAAGGACAAATAAATTCTTATACTAGTAATACTAGTTCCGTGGGTGCAGCACCTAACGGGGCTTTTTCAACCTCGGGAACCACCGTTCCAGTTATATCTGGTACAATGGGTGGTTTAGGTATATATTCTTTTCAGGGAGGTACTGGTGCTGTTGGACCTTTTGATAATAATCCACTTGCAGGTCAATCGTTAACACCTAGTGCTAGCGATCTTAAAGATCCTTGGCGAGTAGTATCTAAAGGTTTTGAAGTATATAATACTTCTTCTGAATTAAATAAACAGGGTGCGGTTTGTGTTTACAAACAACCCCAACCTAATGTTGAGAGTGCAATGACGACACTTTGGGCAAATACTGCTGCCGGTAGTGGACCTCCAGATTTTGGGTATATCTCAACATTAATGGCACCGGGTCCACCAAATTCGGCTTCAGAAGCCCTTCGCCTTCCCAGCTCTCGTCAATGGGCAGCTGAGGAAGGCTGTTATGTTATTAACACACTAAACCAATCTGATGTACCTCCTCATATAGTGAGTTATGAGCAGCCAATGTATTATACATCATTGTCTGGTCAGTTAGGGGGTGGTACATATTATAGTTATGGACTCGGCTCTAGGTCAGTTCCTTTAACAACACCAGTGGTAGCGGCAATGTTTCCAGCTGACAATAATTATACTAATTTTGATCAGACGGGAGCAATATTTACTGGATTAAATGCTTCTAGTACTTTAACGGTTAATTATCGACTATTTGTCGAAGTTTTTCCGAGTTCTGGAAGTGCATTAGCCAATTTTTCTCATCCATCTCCAGAGTGTGACTATGCAGCTTTGGAATTATTTTCAAAACTGATTAATCGTGCTCCGATTGGAGTGGAAGTGAAATATAACTTTCTTGGAGAGTGGTTTACTAATGGAATAAAATCTATTAGTACGGCTGCGGCTCCTGCCTTAACGGCGTTGTCAAAAGCAATTCCGGATCCCCGATTAAAGGCTTTAGCAATGGGCGCTAATGCGTTCAAAGGTAAAGAGCCTAAGAAGGTTAAGAAAGATGAAAAGAAATTAGTGAAAGACGAAAAGAAATTAGTTAAGGACGTGAAAAAAACCAAAACTAAATCAGTTAAGTAGCAAAAATTTCGTGGGAGCAATTTGAAGTGTAAACCCATAACCTGTTTTAAGAGTGACTTTAAATCATTTATAGCAGGAAGAGCGTTTTGAGTTACGAACTCTTTCCAGGTTTTTTTAACTGGTTAGGGGCTCCTCTTTTTTATTCATAAATTAGGGTGTTGTCATTACTGAAATAGTGTTCTGGAATATCCCTTATGAATGTTTTCAGAAGAAAACATATTTTGTAGTTTTTAATGCGTTTAACGCTTTCCTACAAAAAAAAACACGCG